ATCGCTTGGCCTCAGCTTCTTTTAACGCCTTAGCTATATTACGGCCACGTAGGTAACCTTCACCCAGGCCTACTTTGTAGCCCATTTCATAAGCTGCGTAGATAAATAAGCCCATAAATAGGCAAACCATACCTACTACCATTAAATCTAAACTGTTCATCTTTCGCCCTTTGTTAAGGCCGATGAGCTACCTATCCGGGTAGCCCTCCCGGCGTGTGTAGTTAAAGTATGAACCTACCCACCGACAAAAGGCAACGCGACACGCCCTACTTAGATAATCTGTCCTCTAGCAACATTTCATAGATTTTATCCACGCGTAACTCAATACGCTCAACGCGCCCTACTAGGTTATGCCCGCCGTTGCCGTCAGGCTTTAGCTCGGATAGGTAGTACTTAACAAGATGGCGCACAAGCCCAGCCATAAGCCCTGAAAGCGTAGCAATGCCCAATGCTACCGCTATGTATGCCTGGGCCTGCGACACTTACTTAGCGCCTATTCCAAGTTGCTTTTCATTAGGTGCTATAGCTTTAAGTACTGGCCCAATAAGCCCAGCTAGAAAAGCATTAGCTAGTATTTTAGGGTCTGAAATCCCGCTGAGGTACAGCGCACCCACGCACGATAGAGCCGCACGTAAATAGGACAAGGCCGCGGCCTTAAATTGCTCTTTCATTTATTAGCTCGATTCTGCCCTTAGTTGATTTGTTTAAGTACGCCCACAGTATTAGTACCTGAGGCCGTAACGCCATAAAGGCCCTCGTGGTCACCTACCAAAAGCTGCATTTTATCGCCATTATCTAGCTTGTAGCCGTTGCTCGTTGTTACTCCACTATCGCCTAAATAAACAATGCCACCGCCTGAGTTATGTAGCCATACGGTTTGGTCAAAGCCTGTTGAAGCTACTAATACTGTAGCTGTAGTGCCTACGCTTACCTGTGCGCTAGTTGGCATTTTCTAATCCTAACTTAGTAATTAAAGCCGTGACCTTTTCAGGGCTTAGTGCTATCTCAAAGTGCATTTCGTCTTTTCTAGTCCAATCTCCGCCCCAGGTTAGGCCGTACTTTTTAGCCAGGGCTCTAATCATTGGTACCTTGCTAGCCTCAAACGTGCCTACCTTGCCTAAAGGGTGTTTAGTAGCGTTAAGGTCTATAGCTGTGCCGCTGGCGTGGTTACTTAGTTTGCCTACCACACCTCTTACGTCTCTGTAGGCATAGCCCCAATCGTCAAACGTGCCGCCCTCTATAGGCTCTATTAGCTCGTTAAACTCCTTAGCAAAGTTAATAAGCAACGGCGCTACCTTTTCTGCGCAGCGGATTTTAAGGTTTGTACCCTCAACCTTAAAAGGCTTTACGCCTATTTCAGCCTGCTCCTTAGATGCAGGCCACCCGTTGTAGCTAGTAAGACTCACTTACCCAGTTTTAACCCTGCAGGTATTGGCTTTGAGTACTCCCATTTTTCAATATATGCACCTAGTCCATCTGAGTCATCACGTAGATTTATGCAACCCCTTCGAGGAATAAAATCGTCATCAGTTAATTCTGGATAAGTTGCAATAATTTGCTCAAATAGTGTCATTTTTTATGCTCCTAGATATTCCATTGAGAAGTGAAATTGCCCGCCGCCCTCAGTTTTATCAAAGTTTAGACTTCCGCCTGAGTTTTGATAACAAAATAATTCAATGTAATCGGCCTCAGCAAGATTATAAACAACTGTCATTTCATTTCCTACATAAAAACTTGAACTACCAGCAATATCAGCTGAATAACGTAAATAAGCCCCGTTTTTGTAAAAAACTATACTCCTTCCACCTGTTGCATTTTTAGCAAAAGTCCCTTGCGCGGTGATTAAATAATAACCAGCCTTGCCTGTTGGAACTGTTAAACGACTAGTATTCGTGCTAGTTGAGTGATAGCCGTTGGTATCAAAGTATTCTGCATTAAAAGTCAATGCTGTTGTAACACCATTAGAAATTGCTTGATTAGTACTATCATAAACCGACACACCTGCAAAAGTTGAGCCGCCTGCTGGAGTTGCCCATTTTACTTTATACGGGCTTACTGTTGTGTCAGCTGTGAGTACCTGTGCAGTAGTGCCTATAGGCAGGTTATCGTAAGTACCTGAACCTGTGCCTACTACAATGTCACCAGCTGCCGTAATGGTTGTAGCCATATCGTTAGTTATAGTTACGGTGCCGCTTGTGCCACCGCCAGTAATACCTACGCCAGCGGTTACGCCCTCAATATCTCCAGTAGCACCTGAGGCTACCCACGCTGCACCGTCATAATACCAAAGGCCGTTAGTGTCTTTAGTAAAAGCAAACTGCCCCTCTTGTGGTGAGGTGATAGCAGCATCTCTTGCCGCCGTAGATGCAAAGACGTTAATACCTTGCATTAGGTAGCCGTTAGTGTCAGCTGCCGTAAGTACCTCGCCAGTAGTAAAGGTCTTAAAACCTAATCCAGCTGCCATAGTCCTAGCTCCTTAATAACTTAATACGCCGCTGTCAAGCAAACCGTTAGTGTTGTTTTCCAGCTGTTAGGCGTAATGCTCTGAGCTACGCCAAACACCTGCAAAGTCTTAGTGAGGGTTGAGCCCCCAGGCTGGTTAGTTGTAATAGTTACCGGGTCAAAGTAATCCAGGTCTAGCGCGGCAATAATGCCTAAATTGTAATTATCGGTATAAAGGTCTAGCTGAATAGCATCGCATCGAATACTAGTCTCAGCTCTAGATGCTACATAAGCTTGAGCATAATCAAGGGCCACGGCATCGGTCTGCATTAGCAGGTTTTGCTGGTTGTAACTATGCACAAAGTACTTATCTATGCTCGCTGGGTTTGTAGCTACCTGGGCCGTGCCGCCTGTGCGGGTAACGCTTGCTGAGTTGTAAACTAGCGTATCGTCAAGGCGCCACACCGCATTAAAGTAACTAATATCTGTGCCATTATCGTTAAATACTGTAGGTGTAGCTCCTGTACTGCCAGCCGTTACATTACGGTCTTGAAAGACAAACGAGCCAGCCGCATCTATATATAAGGCCCCGTACTCGCTAATCTCTACAGTCTGCATAGCTGCAAGGCTTGTGCGGGCTGTGCCTGGGTCTGCCTGCATTGTGGTCAACCCTGCATCTACGTCACGCATAGAGGCGGGCCAGTCAATAGCATCTAGTAGCGCGTTAATTCTTGCACCGCTAAGCTGACCGGCTGAGGTACCTGCAACCGTACTTATCTGTGCATTTTGTGCGAGTCTAAAAGCATCTACCGCTTGGATAGTGGTATAAACCACATCATTAGCATTTTTAGGTGTAGTAGTTGTATAGCTAGTAATAAAGCCTGAAAAGATAGGATAGGTAACAGCGCCGTATGTAGCTGTAATCTGTACTTTACGCATAGGCGTTAAAAGCTGAAAATATGGGCTGGCTGGGTTTTGAGGGTTGAACGCGCCCGTTTGGTCAACGATACGCAGCGATAGAGTGCCAGTTTGGAATTGGTCAGCCTGAGCGTTACGGCCTCTAATAGTTTGGATGCTGTCCACTACGTTTGATACGTCCACGATAACGCTGGCGCTATCTGCTAATACGTTTGTGTCTAATATGCCAGTATCTAAAATCATAGCCTGAGCAAAGCTAGGGCCAGTACTAAAGTTAATAACAGCGTTTACTACTGGCACGGTCATACTGCTATAGCCCCTGCGTAGGTAGTTAGGTAGCCTCTACGTGCTATCTCATTCAGGGCGGTTTGTACGGCATCCACAATTATGTTCTCATCACCGATTACGCCCGCGTTTACGTTAATTACGTTATTAGTGTAGTTACGGTCTTTGTTTTGATTAGGGTTGAAATCTACACCCGCCATTGGTACGTTAAGGCTTGCAGGCATATCGCCACCTATGCCTAATATATTTTGGTCATAGTTACGGTCTTTGTTTTGATTAGGGTTAAAAGTAATACCGGCATTAGGAGTCACTTTGCCAGTACCGCCAGCAAGTAAATCCATCATTGCCCTAATCTTGGCTAAAGCTTCATTTAGATTTTCTTGGTCAATAAGTGACTTAGGCTTAAAGCTATCCAAAATACCTTTAATACCAAGCAAGGTAAAACTTTGGCTCTGCAAGGTACCTAATACCTTTAAGTCTGCATTAAGTGTTGCAGTAGCGGATTCTATGCGCTTTATGTCTTGTGAGGCTATAGCATCTTCTAAAGCCAATATGCTCTGTTTAACCTTTAAACGCTGTACATCATTAGTAATAGCCAAAATCTGCGCCCCAGTTGTTGCTTTACCAAGTGCCTCAGCCTGACCAATTAGAGCCGCGTTAAGTTGGATTTTCTCTATATCAAAAACATCTGTACCCTTACCTAAGGCAAGGTTAGCTTTATCTATTGCTAGTTTTAATTGCTTAGCCTTTAATTGCTTTAATTCTTCAGCTGTTAAAACCTTAGTATAATTAACTAATTTTTTAGTTGTAGCTAAGTAAGTGCCGGACTGAATAGGATTTTTACCCATAAAGTTAGACTTTTTAGCTGCCTTGTCATAACTGTCAGCCAACAAATCAACAGCTTTAACAGTTCCGGCAATAAGACCTACAAGTACCGCAGCATAGGCAACTGCACCTAGAGGATTTAGCACAGCCATTGTAGCAATAGCAGTTCCAATAGAAGTAGCACGCAGTACTTTCATTGTCGCATTTATTGCTTTCAAAGCTCCAATAAACACATAGATACCAGCCGTAATCTTTGAGCCAATAAATAGACCAGTTAATAAAGCCGCTACATTCTTTAGTGTCGTTTCATTTTCTTTAATAAATCCGGCTAGTTTTCTAAATACTTCGCCGGCTTCTGTTCCAAAAGTTATAATCTTTTTTTGTAACTCGTCAATACTTTTAGAGCCTGTCAAAATTGTAAGACTATCTACTAATCCTTTACCTATAGCCTCTTGTGCATCCTCTATTGCTGTCTTAATACGTAAAACACGATTAGCGTAAGTCTCTGCAGCTGTTTTCGCCTGGCCGCTAAAAGTCTTACTAAGGTAAGCTACAATTTCTTGTAAATCACCTGTTGCCAGCATTGTTTTATCTATGCCAACATTTAACTTACCAAGTCCTGCAACATTACCTTTATAGGCCTTTGATAACGCTGTAATTACGCTGTCTAAGCTATTTGTTGAACCGGCAGAAATGTCCATAGCCAGGTTAAGTAAAGTAGTGGCATCGGCTGTGTCTTTAGTAGTAACTGCTAAAGTCTGAAATGCTGGCACTAAATCGGCTTTAAGGGCTCCTGTAGCTAAAGCTAACTTATCTAGGTATGAAGCAACAGAGACGTCTTGCATTTGCAAACCAAGATTTTTTAAGGTCTTAGAAAGCCCAGCCATTTCTTTTTCATTAGCCGCAAAAGCGTTAATAGACCTACGAGCAAACTCCTCAAATCCAACACCAATTAAAGCCCGCTTAACATTAGTAGCTAATTTATTAGCAGAGTTTCCAGCCTTGTCAAAAGCCTTCTGTCCTAAAAATTGGGAGACTATATTTATGGATACATCGCTCATTTTTTGTTCCCTCTAAATACAAATCCTTTTTTTTCAAAGTTACTAGCTGCTTTTTCAATGGCCTTTAATACAGCTGCGTTAGCTCTGCCCTCATCTTCGGCCCAGGCACGGTAAATAGCTCGTCCAGTACTCTTACGCCCTGGATTACCTACTAAACCTTTAGGCCGGGCGTTAACTAACTGGCCAGTAGAGTTGAGGCTGTTTATAAATTGCTTACCGGCATTAGGATTAAGCGAGTTGTTGTAACCCTTACGGTATGAGTTATCTTTTTCTTCATAATAGTTAATCTGAAAATCGCCAGGGCCATCGCCACCTGTACGATAAACAACGCTCTTACGTTTGTAGTTTGGTTGCCCATCTTTATTTTTACGTCCTGCAGTTTCATATATGGCACCGCCAGCTGAGGCGTTTACAATACGCGCAAGATATGACCAGCCCGCTTTATTGGCCCTAGTAGGCGTAGTCTTATAGCCAATTTTCCGCTTAGCTTCTCCTGAATTAAACTTAGGAAAAGCTCTGTAATTAGCAGCATCGGAAGAAAGAGGTTTAGACCAGCCTGAAAGTAGTGAAGCATCGGCCGGTATAAACCCTCTTGCCTTAGTTACAACAGTAGATAAAGCATTACCTACCTCAGTTTGATATTGCTTTAATAAATCCGGAGCAAACTCTTTAGAGGCTTTAAGTAGCTCAACGACGCCCTTTACTTCGGTTGGCATTTTGCATCTCCTTAGCTCTGTCGTTAAGTACCTTCAACATATTTTTAAACATATCTGCATCAAGGTCTAGCAAAAACTGGGGCGGGATTCCTGTTTCAACGGCTAGTTGAGCGACCAAGTAACCAAAAGAACCCCGACCCACTATTGCGAAGGGTCATCATCTAACACTTCAACCTTAGATAAAGTGTCTAAAAATAACGCTCCAAAAACAGGTACTTCAACTCCATCTGACCTAAGACATTCCCAAGCCAGCCAGTAAACGTCACTCTGTTTTTCATCATCTCTAAAAGCTTTGTGAAAGCCTTTTTTTGCATACAACTCAAAGGCCCACTCTATTTTTGGCGTTATCTGATGTTCAGATAACGTACCGTCAGCCCTTGTTATTTTGAGTTTTGCCATTGTGTTAGCCCCTTTTCTTTATTCTTATGGTGCGGTTGTAATTACGATTGGTGAGTTACAAGTAAACGTAATGCTCTGAGTACCAATATCTGCTACAGCGCCGTTAATGTCTGTGGTGTTGTTTACCAAAACAGTAGTGCTATATAGAGGATTACTAGCTGACACTACAGCGCTTGTCTGCTTTAGTGTAAGAGGTACTGTGGTACCCCAGGCAGATTGCAACGCAGTACGGACTGAGCCCGCGCCTGTCGAAGAATCATCATTAAGAAAATCTAGAGTAATAGTGCTGGCCTCTAGACCTTTAACAAACTTGTGAGCAGTATCGCCCATAGCTGTTACTTCAAGCTCATCAAAGCTACGGTTAATCGTAGCGCTCGTTGTATTTGTTGTTAATACAACGCTATTTAGCGTAACTTGTACGCCATTGGATAGAAATACGCTCACGGCCTACTCCTCTACTTTCTCTTTAGTTGGTTTTTCTTGTTTTGGCTCTTCATTTTGTTTTGGTACTTCTTGCCCTGTTCGCTTGAAAAAGGCTAAGTCTTCTTCGCTCCACGCCATTTTAGTCTCCTATGTCCAGCTCGTTAGTATGGATATTTGTAAATCTGCCGTCAATAAATCACCGCTAGCCACACTTAAAACGCTAGGTGCAGATACAGCGGTAACATTAAATACAATGGCACTACTAGCCAGTTTATTAAACACAGCTACGATAGTGTCCTCTATGCCTTGTAAGTTGCCTTCATTAGAAAACATTGGCACGGTCATAATAATTTTTAGGTTTGCCATAGGCGAGATGCTGGCATAAGAGTTATTGCTAGGGTTTATGTATGGGTCAGCCGGTGCAACTACAACGCTGTTAGCTAGAATTGTGCTAGGCGGGTAGGCAAAAGTACTCCATACGCCGACATTAGCCAGGGCTGCAGCTACCGTGCTACGTAAAGTAGTTATGGCCGCTGTCATTAGCCAACCATACTTGCAGGAGAAAGATACGGAGCCAAGAGGCCGCGCACGGATGCCATTAAAGTATTGCTCATCTTAAATGGGCTAGGGCTATATCCATCTACGCTAGTGCCTCCGTTTTGTGTGCTAAATCGGCTAGTCCAGATATTTTCTGCCAGCATTAAAGCTGCAGCGTTAATAGCTGGGGTATTGGCGTATGTAGCGGTCTTTGTATCATCACCTGTCATAGTGCCATAAGGCAATACGCGCCTAAAGTTTTGGTCAGCCGCTACTTTTGCATATTGGATAAAGCTATAGCCCTGTGGGAATTGCCAGTAATTTAGCTGCATATTAAACGCAGGCAAGATATTAGCTGTGCCTGTGCTAAATGGAATTGTGCCCGTAATTGTGTAAGTACCGTTAAAGGTTGAACCAGCCCCAGCAATAGTTACTGATTGGCCCGTAGTAAA